ACTCTTTTGTTTGTTTTATTGTTTTTCATTTGTTTTTTGTATATTTAACATTAAATTAACATTCTATGAAGATACTTCTCTTGACTTTAGTAGCATTAACTGCTACATCTTGCGCCTCAGTAACTCCCAACAGCTTTAGTACTTCGACCCTATGTGCCGTGGGTGATTGTACAAACTCGTCAATACATCATCACGTTTCTCTTGAGTAGACTTCTTGTCTACTCCTGATAGCCTAGGCATATTGATTACAATCCATCGGTAGAAGTCCCTAGAATCTAGCTCGTTTAGTTTATCTTCTACTTCTCTAATTGCTGTCTTTTTCATCTATCTGTGTCTCTATAATTAAACTAAGTGCGTCGATGTAGCCAGACCAGTACTTAGCCTCTGCCTGCTTACCATCGTACATACATACGTTGCGAAAGTTCTTCGCCTTATTATACTGTTCAAGTATTAGCCTTTTATTTTTCATCGTCCTGCTTTTCTTCGTTATACTCTGGGTAGTGGCTACCCTCGTTGCCGTTTCTTATGATGATCATCATCCGCTCTTCAGCAAGACGCTCCTCCTCTTCTTCGGTGGCCTTGTCGTGATTGGAACAGCTAGGCTTCTGGTTGTCAACGTGATCTTGGCTGTCACCAACATCATCCCAAAATATAAACTTTAAGTCGCTACCGGCTCCTTTATTGTCTTGATTCATATCCTACTATCTTTTTTGAGTTAATCTTTACAATCACAATCTTTTTCTCTCCCTTGTAGACCTTTCCGTAGACCCTGTCCTCTAAGCTTTTATTGGTCTTAGAGTCGTTGATCATTATCTCCCTTGCGGTATCGTACTTAGAAACAATCCACTCCTCACGCTTTATCTTTTGCTTGCCTTTGGTATATGAAATCGTTGCCTGAAGGTAAAAGATCGGAAGAGACATCTATTTGTGTTTTATGGATTAAGGACTCTGCAATCTTCTTGGACGTTATCATCCCAGTAGGTAGGTCGTCCTGTATTTTAGCTGTTGGGATAGTTACGCAGTTGGCCCCTTCCTTCTTCCATATAAACATAACGATGAACTCCTTGCTTGTGGACATAGGAACAAATCGTATGACTCCATTGTCAAGCGTAGCCTGGATGATGTAGAACGTAACGTCCTTTGATCCGTTGCTGCTTGTCAAGGAGAAGGAGGAAGAGGGGGGGACAGTGATGTCCCTCCCCCACTCCATCGAGAGCAGGTATGCTATCGAAGTCTCCAGCATTAGAATTCTAGCGTGGTAGTTGGCGTTACCCGAGGCTGTTCAGTCTTAGGTGGTGCTGGTGTCTTAGCGGCTTCGATAGATGCGTAAGGCTTCTTTGGCTCACGACCTGTTCTAAGCTTAATCAATACACGACCAGTGTCGGCTAGGTATGCCTTAGCATTGTCAAGCTCTTCTGCTGTTAGGTACAGAGAATATCCAGTGAATTCACCTTCGTATTCGTTGTAAAAAACATTGCCGATATAATTGATTTTCTTTCTGTAATCTGTTGATGATGACATAAAATTAAAATTAAAGTTCTCCTGTTATTATATAATTATCGAGGTCTTCGCCGTTGATAAAGTACTCCGTGTAAACACGGACAGCTTTATCGACTAAACGCTTACCCTCAAGGTAGAAGGACTCAGAGACGGAGAAAACCCCGATATCCTTACTTCCCTTATCGACTACTATGAACTGAAAGTTCTTGTAGTCAATTCCAAACAGCGTAGAGTAGATGTATACCTGTGCGGGATATCCATACCGTTTTGCGCTGTGGCTAAATGAGCCAATGTCTGATGTTGTCTTAAGATCGTAAACGGCGACACCTCTGTGGAGGATGTCCGCCTTCGCCCGGTGGGGCAGTCCAGATACGTCACCAATGGCTGGCATCTCGAACTCCCCACCCTTTAGCATATCCTTAACTAACTCGTTGCGAAGCAGAACTTCCACAACAGCCATACTAAGGTCATACTCGCTAGTGGTAAGGATCGTCTGACCCTTCAACAGCTGTTCCTTGGCATCCTTGTATATCTTAGATGCCTTACTCGCCACGTCTACCTTCACAAACAGAGCCTCTACCTTCTCAGGCTCAAGGACCGCTGTGTGGATTAGCTTGCCGATAGCAAGGGCTGGTGTGTCCAGCCTTGCTCCCTCTAGCATATTTTTGTACTCCTTCGGGCTTTCGTTTAAAAGCTTGTCGGAAGAAGATGATAGTGAAGCAGAGCCTAGGTACCCATAGTAGAAGTCGTCGTCCATCATTGCCTCAAGCAAGACGTTCTTCTCCCAGGACGTGCCGTCAAGCAAGATTATCTCGCTCATTACTTATTGATGAACTTAGACAGCGCGGTGCGCTGGTCATCAGAGAGTTGGTCCCCAATTGCTGTTAAGATCTCTTCGTACTTCTCTTTAGTGCCTACCTCTTTCATTCGGTCAACAGCTTTTTGGAAAAGCTCAGAACCTGCTGATGGCTTAGCGGAGACTGACGGCTTCGCCGTAGTCACCTGCACTTGGGCGCCCTTGCCGTGCGTATTGGTAGAGTCAGCATCTTTAGTGTCGTCAATCAAGAACATAGCATTAAGAGCATACTTACGAGCATAGGATGACGATGAGCCAAACGACTGGGCGATGTCCATCCCCTTGCGGTTCGGGTCGATGCCTGCCTGAGCTGTTACGGTGATTTCTTCGGCACCCGACGACACACGAACCTTTGACTCCACGTACACAAGTCCGAAGATCTCGTGTATGCTGTCAGATAGTGTAAGCACAAGTTCGTTCTCAGCGAGAAGTGGCTTGAGTGCTTCGAGGACGTCCTCTTGATTTCGGTAAGAGTACTTACCAAAAGAATTGTATTGGCCCTTGGGGGCTTTGAGTCGCGACTGGACATTGATCAGTCGCTGTTGGAAAGTTTGTTCTTTCATAGTGTTTAATTGAATTATTGATTAATTTGTACAAAGATAATAGTAATATATCTGGTATGCAACTATTTGCTGTTATTTTTTTCTAAAATCAGGTCAATTTCATTGATGCGCTTAAACGCATCATTTAAGAAATTGTCGTGGTACTCTACTGCTTCAACGAGTAAACGTCGCTGAATCTTTAGGTTTGCAAGGGGCTTAAGTTTCATAGATATGCACCTATTTTTCACCTTCTGCGCCTACTTTTCTCGATATGAATCTGCTCCACATCTTGGCAGCAACAGCCATACGCTGGAGCTTGAAAGGATAGGCGGGGCGCAATTGCGCCATCGCTATCCGCATAAACTGCTCTCTCATTGTATGTGTGCGTTTATTAGGGCTGTAAACACTACTATCGTTATGATAGTCAGATAGATATAACCCATTGCTTCAATCTTTTGTTTCATAGTTTTATTTGTTTGTTGTTAATTGGATATAGTGCGCCTGGATTGCCCCAGGATAACGAAGCCTTACTCTTGACGCAGAAGCATCAGTTCGTTTAGCAGTGCATCCCGCTCTGTTTCGACAGCCTTGAGGGCTGTCTCCATCGCGGTTACTCGCAGTACGTAGAAGCGTACTAAGGAGTGAAAGTGGTCGTTCATATGCTGTATGTGTTAATGTTATAGACGTTAATTGGTTGCTCTCGCAGGGCGAAGTTAGCCATCAGAATTTATAGTAGCAAGGTTTTTTGTACTCTTTGAAAAAAAGTTATTAACAATTTACTATTTGTATAACAGCATCAGGGCAGTCGCTACTGCAGGCCATCTTGCTGTCGGTTATAAGCATCCCATCCTCGGAATAACTTAGGCTGTAGACCCCGAACCGAACTACTGGGCTCTCGCCCTTCTTCTCATCGAGCCATAGGTTCACATCGTAGTACTTGTCGCCTACTGATGTGGTAGCCCACTCATCATCAAAGAGTGGTCGGATAGTTACCTCTCCCTGATCGGTTCCGTTTACGCAGAACCGAATCAGGAATGTGCTTGAGGTAAAGGATTCGTAGGTCATCTTCATCACTTTAGTGCTTTAATTATTTGTGCTACAATTAGCACCACAATGTTAGCGAAAATAACTACTTGTAGGAATGACATACCCTTTGCGGCTATCTTATCAATCAGTTCAGAGAACTCATCGTTACTGGAAGTCTTCTTCATCGTATTGTTCTTCTTTGATTACTATGTGTTGTGCGTATCGTACTCGCGTGATGATTTTACTCATCGTGCTGTCGGAGGTAAGCCTCTTCTTGTTTCTAACTATAGGCTTCATCGTAGTGCGTCTTGAAGTTCTTCTCTCGTTAGGTCAGCCTCGTCAGCGAGCCAGTTAAGGAATGTGTCCGACTGATGCGAGCGTACCACTACATCGGTTGCTGTTGAGAATACGTTGCTCGTTCGTGCAAACACAAACCAAACCTCCACGGGAGGGATAAGCGTTCCGTTGTGGATGTTCTCAATAAAGTCATTGAAACTCCATTTCCAGCTTACGTCATCATACCTGCCAGTAGTCCACCCGTTGGCAACACTTTCGTAGCCATCGTTAAAGTCAACAGCAATGTAGCCTCGGTAACCTTGTCCTTCCCACTTTGCACCTTTGATGCAGATTGGGGCTCCCTCAAACGTCTCGTAGTTGTCCACGTCGCGTGTCTTGTCAAGCGTATAGGCGTAGTTAAGTTGGCGCATCGAGTCCTCGTTAGGGTCAAACTCTTGGATGATGACAGCAGACTCCCAGTGTGAGTCGTTGCACCCCTCGCAGATTATCTCATCTGATCCGTTGTACTCATAGAAGTCGTTGTCTTGGTTAATCTCTTGCCCACACTCCACACAATTTTGGATAGGCTCTGCTGTTGGGTTATCTGAATAGTCTTTCATAGTTATTTGTTTTTGCTGTTGTTTTTATTGGTTAATTGTTTTGCTAGTTCAAACGCATCCTCCTGGTTGGTGAATGACTTGATGAACCTGAACGGCTCCTGAAGTAGCACATCGTGCTTCTCGGTGTCGGGGTTGTATGATACCACGTACTCCATAATCAAAAGGTTTGCGTGTCCATAACCTCTCGGCTAATAATCTTGGCGAACCTAAACGCTTGGTCGAATGAATCGAACTCGTACCCAAGGTCTTGGTCGGCATCGTCCCTTAGGACGTAGATGCCGTCCTTACGTTCAATGCAAACCTTAGCGACTGGTAGTGGTGGGCTAAATATCTGCCCGAAGAATGATTTGCTTTTCATAGTTTTTAGTTTTTGATTGGGTTTTAAAAATGGGGCGTAGCCGCACCTACCCCCATTGTGATGACTCATTGTGCGGATGACTTTTTTGTTTCTAAAAGTTTTTAAGTCCGTTAATGATTTTATCCCAATCACCCTCTAAGGCTAAGCGTTTGAACAGCAATTCGCCATCCGTTCCGTGGAATACTTTAACTTGTCCGTTGTTCAGTTCTACCCTTAGTGAGGCTTCACCTTTCTGTAATTGTATCATAATTTCTATTTGTTTATTAGTTAATTGTATGTTCGGTGATGTATATTCGGATGCTGTCCCCGTCCACTTGTACGTAGTAATCGTCATCGTTGTCGTGGTACACTTCCTCGATTTGCTCTCTTGTTTCGACTGATGCCTTTGTGGCATCAAAGAACTTCTTTGCGGCTTCGTATGTGGTGAAGGATTCGTGGTCGTTGTAGTCGCACAATGAATGTGCTTCGTGGAGGATGTAGAATTTCATTTGTTTAGTATTTAATTTGTTTGTCGGTAGAGCATATATTGCTCAATTCGTTCTCAAAGAATTCAGTCATTTGCTCAAAGTCAAAGTGAACCTTTGCGTTTGCGTCAATGTGGTAGTACACAGGAACGATGATTTGCTGGGGGATGTGGGTTTTCATATTGTTTATTTATTAGTTGGTTAAAGGTTAAAATGCTTTCTAACTTATGCAAGCAAGAATTAGGCGTTAATTCTCTTTCTGTAAACATCTTGCTGGCGCTCAAATTCCTCGCGCACTTCAGCAATTTGCTGTTCAGTCAGTTCGTTTTCAAAGCCATCAAGCACAGCCGATTTATAGTCATCAAACGTATCGTAGTATTCTACTTCATCTTCAAGTCGGTAAAAGAAATTCTCCTCGTTGTTGATGTACATCCACTCACTATATGTGAAGCATTTGTCATCCATCACACCTTTCTCGTAGTCAGCATATCCGCCAAAGTCACTACCTGCTTCTTCGTATTCTCCTCGAATCAGAACAGCATATTCTCCTGACAAACCTCGTAGGAATCCTTGTGGTGGTGACCAAGCAGAATCTCCGCTAATCAGTAGGTCATCGTCTTGACGACGTTCTACTTCAAAGTCAAACCATTTAGTTCCGTAGTCATAGATTTCCTCAAACACATCATTTTTCTTCTCACGTTTGTCGGTGAAGAATGTGTCGCACCAATCGCTGAATGTGCCTTCGTGAGAATGGTAGGTTTCAAACTTGGTTTGCAGTAGGTCAAGGATATCTTTCTCTCCGCGAATGATTACCCAATTGTAGCAGTTATTAGCCATAGTTTCTAATTGTTTATTGGTTGATTTTATTTTACGATTTGTTTATTAAAGTTCTAAAACAGCAAGGGTGACGTTACCCTCGCGGTCTATCCACCCCTCCTTGATTAGGGCAGTCGCGGTTCGGCCGTAGGAGCCTTGAAGGCTCCAGGCCATACCGCTTTTGACAAGGTCAGCGAAGAGGCACACGACTTCTTGGTCGTTTAGTTCGCCCTGTTCGTAGGCGATGATGTTGTCGATTGATGATGTTTCGTTGTTCATATTAATTGTTTTACTTGATTGGTTTAGCAAAGGTGATAATTGATTTTGGAATATGCAAGAGAAAGTTATTAACAATTTGTTATTTAAGTTCCAACTCGTTATTACTTGGATTAAAGTACCTGACGCACGTTCCGTATTTTGATGGTGCTTGGATTAGGTACCTACCATCCTCGCACTTACTCACTTTGAAGTCGCTCATCCTTTGTTTAAAGAATCGCATAGTGTCCCTCGCAAAGTAGTAGGGCGCAGTTTCTGCTGTTAGTTTTTTGATTTGGCCTATTGTCATAGTTTCTATTGTTTATTTGTTATTGAATTGTGAACCAATCTTCGTCCATATTGAACTCATCGATTTGTGCTTGACTAACGAACGCTTCGCAGTACCAAGAGTCTCCTCCGTCACTATCTATTGTCAGGTCTGCCGTTACGTTAGTACCTAACAAGGTCTCCCACTCGCGGACGAAGTCGCTTACGTCTTCTTCGGTTCCGTCAAAGTATGTCCATACTCGCAAAAGATTTTCTTCTTCCATCGATTTAAGTTCCGCTTCAACGTCTGATGGATTGCATAGATATTTTACTGCATCCGTTTCAAATGCTTCGATGTTGGCGAGATTTAATGCTTTCTCGTAGTCATCTGCTTGAACTTCAATAATTGTTGAATTAGTTATGCTCAAGATAAATTGGTAGGTTTTCATAGGTTCTATTGTTTATTGGTTGTTTTCAGTTAGTACTTTGTGGGCTTCCTCTATTTGCTCACCGAGGTCAACGGATAGCATCTCAATGATGTCGAAGGCAATTAATTTGTTTCGCGTTTGGTCGTCAGTTGCATTGACGAAGTCTCCAACAGCATTTAGGTACTCGGCATATGCTCGTACCATATTCTTTAATTCAGTTTTCATAGGTTCTATAGTTTTATTGGTTAGTAAGGTTGTAGAGTAGTGTAGCCGTAGGCGATTATTTTGCCTTGGGCAAGTAGGTTATTAAGTTCCTTTGAGAACGCAGTCTCGCTTGGAGCCTTGTCAGATACAACGTCAAACGTTACCTCTGTAGTCACTCCCTTGTTGGCAGTCCTTGAAAAAAATGTATGGTTCATAGTCAATTGTTTTTTGGTTAAGATGCCTCACGGCATTTCGGCTAATGTCAAGCCTCTTCAGTTAACCTCTTTAGTGTCATTATCATATATTACGTTCACCAACTGAATGGCGGCATTGTCACCGATAAATTCACGGGCAGTGAGGTATGCCTCTGTGCGGCTCACTCGCAGTCCTCCTAAAAGGAAGTCGAATAGTGTGCCGTTAGTATATTCTACGCTACGTACAAATACCGATTCATTGGTCAGCAACTTCATTAGCGACTTCACTAATTCGGTCTCGGTAAAGAACTCTTCCCTCGCACTTCCTTTGCGAAGATTGCCGACTTGTAGGAGTTTAGTGGTCTCTGCCTTGTCGGTGTAGCGCATTAAGAAATCTACCTCTCGGCCTGTTTTTTTGCTTTGTAGTCTAACTTTAAACTCTCCCATTTTGATTTGATTTTAGTGGTTAAGACCTACCGAAGTAGGTTTCGGCTCATTAAGCCTCATCAGTTAACCTTATTAATGTTTTCGGCTAGATTTACGTGAATTTTCATAGTGGTGTAGATTAGTTGTTGTTGTTTGATGGGTCAAAGGTGATAACGACATTTGACATATGCAAGTTTTTAGGTGAAAGTTTTTTTGATTCACCCGTAACTTGCTGATAATCACCGACAAAAGTTTTAGTCAGAGGGTTAGCGTAGGTGCATAACCATTGCCATAGTGGGGGAAAGTGGGAGGTAGTGGGAGGTAAGGGAGTAGTTAGGGAGTAGTTAGGGAGGGGTTATTGTTCCACTCTTGTGAACAAGAGCAAACCAAACCACAATACCAATCAACATCCAAATGCCAACAAGTAGTACGCATTAGCGCAGTTAGTTACTTACCATAGCGCACCTACCAAAACGCCAAAATCCTGCAATAGGAATCAGCGCACGCGAGGGGCATACCTGTGGGATTGCGTTTCCGTTTGCGCGTGCGTACGTTTATATATGTATATTATCCCCCAGATAATTATATCTAACCCCAGATAATTATTTCTAACTCGAATGCTTCTGACGTCAACCCTTAGGTTGAGGAAGAAGCTGCATAAGTAAACCTATAGGCTGACTAATAGGAGTCTTAATAGCTGTTAAATGATTAGGGACTGGGGAGGTGGAGGGTCCCTAAGGACCCGTATACCTCCATTGGTTTAGCTTTTATATGTATTAAAACGAGTAAACAACAGCTATAATAGCGGTAGAACGAATAGACTATAGTTGTCGCGTATTCATTAGTAGCTGAGCGTCTTATCACTGATGAACGTGGGGTGTCTCTGCTTAGGCGACGACACCCTGTCTCTTGTTAGCTAAAGCGATTGTCTTTTAGATCGCTTTAAATTGTTTCCTTAGTACTATAGAGCCTTAAGCTATGCGAAGTTACACATCACAGACGACATTAGCAAGTCCCTGAAGAAAAGATATAGTGTTTGTTATCAGTTAGTTATCTAATAGCCTACTAATTTACTAGGTATTAATTCTGCTTACGGAGGGTATTTGGGGCCTATATGGCGTAAATAACAGCAATATATCGCATTGTATATTTGCTTTATGAAATTAAGTAACTACGTATCGCTAGCTGAGGTCACTAAGAGTGATACCGCAAAGCGCAAGGGTATCAGCAACGAGCCAACCCCAGAGCATCTAGAGAACCTAAAGACAATATCTGTTGAGGTGTTCGATAAGATTCGTGAGCACTTCGGTGTTCCCATCTACATCTCTTCGGGCTACAGATCTACTGCCTTGAATAAGGCAATCGGGGGTAGCAAGAACTCGGACCATAATCTTGGTAGGGCTTTAGACCTAGACCAAGATGGTAGGGGTAATGGTATTACTAATATGGAGGTGTTTGAGTTTATCAAGGACAACCTAGAGTTCGACCAGCTCATCTACGAGTTTGGCACCATTAAGAACCCTGACTGGGTTCACGTGGGATACCGCAAGGGGGAGAACAGAAAGCAGATACTTGTAGCCTACAAGGAGGGCACCAAGACAAAATACAAAGCATTTAAATAATATCTTTGTACCTATGAAAGCAAAGATGACTGTTTACAAGAATGGTGGCAAGACGCCAATCGTTCCAGACCCCAAGAAGAAGATGACCGATATGGAGATTGCCAAGGCAAACCGTATGGATATGCTAACCCAGGAGCGCAACACCATTCGCAAGAATGACCCAGATGCGCTAGCAGCTTTCGACCGCGGACTAAAGGAGCAAGGCTTTATGGTCAACAAGAAGCCAGCCGCTAAGCCCGCTGCCGCAGCCGTCAAGAAGATGATGGGCGGAGGCAAGATGGATATGTACCTTAATGGCGGAAAGGTAGGAAACAAAGTCAAAAGACTTGAGAATCGCGAAGCCAGCCTTGTAGCGCGTGGCAGCAAAGCTGTAGACGAGGGTAGGGAGCGTAAGGCTGACCGACTTCTCGGGAAAGCAGCTCGCGTAGAAAACCGTGTAATAAAGGCCAAAGAATCCGCTTCCGTCAAGAAGATGTCCGGCGGAGGTAAAATGGATATGTACTCTAAGGGAGGCAAGATGGATACATACGGTATGGGAGGCAAGATGAAGAAGTACCTTATGGGCGGCCAAGTAAAGATTGACAAGAACAAGGACGGAAAGATTTCCGCCATTGACTTTAAGATGCTAAAGAAAAAGTAAACAGCTATGAAGGCCAAGAAGTACAACTACGGTGGTAAGATGAGTGATGAGTCCAGCGAGGAGATTGAGATCAAGTCAATGGATATGGCCTCTGGGATGAAGCAGCTTGAAGCTGCTGTCAAGGCTTCAGGCAAGACTCCTACTCACTACAAGTTCAAGGCTTGCTTCTACGGTGAAGACTAAGAAGTACTACGACAGCAACCCTAAGGCTTACCAAAAGAAGAAGGAGTACGATACAGAGTATCACTCCACCGACGAGCGTAAGAAGTATCGGGCGGAGCTCAACAGAAAGAACCGCCAAGCTGGAAAGTACGGAAACGGAGATGGTATGGACTACGACCATACCGAGCGTAGGTTTATATCAGCAGTAAAGAACAGATCTAAAAAGTAAACAACCCCCAATATGAAAAGTACATTATTATCACTGCTTGCTGCTTCAGCACTACTAAGCTGCGCGAGCGAAGAATCGAAAGACGCTAAGGCTCTTAAGATCCACGAAGGCCTTTATGCCTTCTGTGGAGCATCAGGTGCGGAGCTTACTGGAAAGCAGATCATAGTTCAGGGAAAGGTATTTGAAGAGGGTTGTTCTATCTGTCCAGTTCTGGATGGACCTTCAGTCTCTAATCTCGCTATGGAAGGCTATAGTTTTAGCTGGGGCTCTGAGTTCAGCACCGATAAAAACTTTCAGTACCCAAACAACGACGGAAGCACAATATGGGACGGTAAGTCAGTGTGGTCTTTGTATTGGTATTTCGATACCTCTAGCTTTATCCCCCAGTACAATCCAAAGACTCAGGATTGGGAGATGATGCACCCAAAGAACCGATCGTTTATCGTTAACACAGACTACGCGGTAACAAGCGAGAGCAATATGTTCTGTATGCCCTGTGCGATTTTTGATACCACAGAAACAGGAATCGTTCTAGCTAAATGCTACGGACCTATGAATGAGGCTGCTGTTCCTCTGCGTAGGGCTATCGAAGTGAAGACTGGTATGAAGTCAATCACCGCAGCGATAGCAGGAAAGCCATACCCGGTGGGGACACCAGTTCCCGTTATGGAGATGAGCAAGAAAGCACAGAAAAAAGCAAAACCATAATGAAAGCAAAGAAGAAAGACAGCCACGTAATGGTTCCAGCACCAGCGGGCCACCACTGGATGATGGAGAAAGGTCGTTACTATGTGATGGCTGACAAGGATGGGAAGTTTACCCCTCACGAAGGAGCTTCGAAGGAGGCAAAATTCCGGCTATACTCCGCCCATCAATCTTAGCCTGAGCTATAATCTTCTTGCCAAGGGGAGTATCCTCGTGGCCCTTTAGCTTTCTGCCCAAAAGAACTGTAGGTATACCCTCTGCCCTGTTTGGGATGGTCTTGTTGATAGTTTTTTTGTCGTACTGAAGCTCCACAGTCTCCCTACCGGAGGCTATATCCCTCCATCTTTCCACAATCATACGCCCCTGCTGGGTTAGTGAGTACCTTTTTCGGTAGTTCCACCTGTTCTCATCACGAAACCACATAGAGGTGTCCTTGTGGATGTCGATATCCTCCATCGAGAAGTAGTCGAACAGCAATTCCCGCTTCCTCATCCTAACAGTTAGCCAGTCCTTTGTCTGGTTGTAGGACTTCGACAGCTGTTGTCCCATCCACTCGATGGTAAAAAACTCTAGGTCGTAGGCAAACAGAAGGAAGTCTACCTGTATTGGCAGTAGCTTATACTCCTGCTTCATAAACTTGTTGGCGTGCCAGACGAATTTGTATAGGGTAGGCCCACGATCGTCGCGGTAGGCGAAGTCCCTAAACTTTAGGTCTTCCTTTTTCTTGAACTTTTTAGCCAATGAAGTAAATTGTATCTTTGTAGCAAAAGTACGAAATATGGGAACACTTAGTGGTCAGCGCGTAAAAGATGCATTCGGTTCACTCCTTAAGATGGAGAGCGGAACAGCAACCTCGACGACTAAAATAATTGAAGACGGAGCAGGAAACGATACCGCCCTCAAACTGTCAACGGTAAAGGTTGAGGTAAACGGAACTCTTGCCTTCACCTCTGCCCCAAGTACTGGGTCTACTGAAGTAGCAGCCCTTTTCCTTGACGCTAGCAATAACATTGTAAAGCGTAACCTTGGAACCGCAGCGTTTACCTCAGGGGCTAGCCTAACGCCCGTTGCTCCGCTAAACATAGCTAGCAACATTATCTCCATCAGCGCACCAACGACCTTGTCGCAGCTTACGGAGGCTACCGTTGCCATTGCAGACACCTTCCTTATCTATGATGCAACAGCTACCGTATACAAGTATGTGACCCTTGAGGACCTAACCCAGTATATGGCGGCCAACATCACCGCTGCATCACCGGGGTCTAACGGACAGATTCTTTACAACGATGGTGGAACTTCAGCAGGAGCTTCGGGGCTGTCGTACAATGACTCACCAGCCTCTGAGCAGTTTACATTTACAGGGCTAGACTTCGTTCAACGCGAGGTGTCCTCTGGAACCTGTGCCTTCTACAGCCGCTCTGATAGCGCTGTAATCAACAACGCAGTTACCAATGGTGTGGTAACAACCTTAGAGGCAAATCTTTTTGCAGGGGCTGTTATTGTTGACTATATGATCTACAACTCAGGGTCTACCACTGTTCGTGTTGGTGAGATACACATTGTATGGAACCCATCAAACCTAGCAACAGCTCCATCAATTGTCGATTCTATCAAGACGTCAATCGGAACCTCTACCGCTGCAACCTTTGTCTTCAACGCATTTATAAATTCTACTACGCTACAGCTTCGTGCCACCAATACGTTTGGCGCGAATATGACGGTACTTCTAAACTTCAAAGCCTTCTACGCATTCTAGTATGAATGATGAAGAAAAGGCTAGGGCTAGGATTGAGCTGTTTATGTTTGCAAAGAACAGCTTCGATGACATATTGAACAAAGCCGAGGATCTAGGTCTGCTTGATGAATTTATGATGATTGCATCAGCAGGCCTTGTGGTAGACCAAATAGACGGAAACAGCATTGTTGAGTCTGTGTCTAACATAAACGTAGACACCAAGGAGGAGATGATTTCCTTGATCACATACCTTATGTCTTCCTACAGCGAGGACGACGAAGCCGACGATACAACCAATATAGATTATTGGCTAAATTTGAACTAAATTAAAATGAAATGGAACTTATCAGAAAAATCATTGCGGGAACCGACCCACTGAAAGCCTTAGCCTACTATGTAGGCCAGAAGGCAGGGGACGGAGAGATCGATTCAATCGTTCTCGACGGTTCTCACCTCCACTACCACGGGGAGCGCAAGTACTTAATATACCTAAAGAAGGAAGACACGCTTATGCTGTGGAAGACTATCGAGGGTATGCCAGTTATAGTAGAATACGACTGTAACTTCTAGTTGTAACCGACTTACAACTTTTATTTATTTTAATTAAACATATGATACCATTGTACCACATCCTAGTGCACATACCTAGCGCTGTAAACGACACCATCAAGGTGGGAGAGTCAGAGCTTTACCTCGACACTAAGTTCAACGAGTTCCAACACCGAACTATGAAGGCTAAGGTTGTAGGCATTCCAGCCAAGTTCAAGTCCGAGCTAGAGATAGGAGACTACGTATTCCATCACCACCACGTTGCGCTCAACGACACCCAAGTCGTTGACCCTAAAGAAAAGATATACCGCGTCAACTACGACCCCTTCGGCGGTCAGGGCAATCAGGCATACCTCATCGAGAAGCCTGACGGAAGCCTTATAGCTGTTGCTGATTGGGTTTTCCTAGAGCCCTTTGATATTGACGCTGACAAGGAGAAAAGCTTCATAGAAATCATCACCCTCAAAGAACCAGAAAAGCGCTGGGGCCGTATCGTTTATGGAAGCCAGTGGCTAGAGGAAGAAGGTCTCGCTGTGGGCGACGTGGTGTACTTCGCCAAGGACGCAGACTACGAGATGGACATCAATGGCCGCAAGCTGTGGCGTATGCAAATCCACCACCTGATATGTCAAAAGCTGTAAAGTTCACAACAGTTAACGCTGCGCGTAACCTCATCTCCGCGATGGAGGCTGCAATCAGTAATATGACCGAGGAGATACGCAAGCCGGTAGACCCCGATTTAACGGGGTCCGCCCGCAAGGCAGAGCTGCAGGCCATCAAGGACACAGCCCTAGCCTGCAAGGAGCTTATCGTAGAGAGGCAGAAGCTAGAGCAGCTTGTTGGCGACATCGAGGAGTCCGGATCCTTTGAAAAGGAGAAGGACTTCAAGGGAGGCTTCGCTGAGAGGATGGCAAGATAATGGCTGGACTTAAGGTAATAGACAAGCAGGAGGCGATAAACATCTGTCCGAACAACTCGGACGGACCTATCATTGAGATAGAGTCCCTAAGTATTCAGTTACCAAAGCCGGAGAGTTTTCTCTTTAGCGGCCTACCAAAGGAGCAGCAGATGTGGAAGCGACAGGAGATACCTAGGGAGCTTGCACAGATAAACAGTATGGACGACTGGTACGAGTCCCCACGTGAGTTCCAGCAGAAGTGGAGCCCCTACATCGAGCAGGAGTTCAAGAGACGTAAGGAGGGACTGTGGTTTATGAACAACGGAGAGGAGACATACATCACTGGTCACCACTATATGTTCCTTCAGTGGAGCTCCATAGACATCGGATACCCTACGTACCTAGACTTCCAGCGCAAGCTGTTTGTCCACCTCTCGGCCTGCGAGGCAGACCCTCGGTGTCTTGGGCAGATATACACCAAGTGCAGACGTTCTGGATATACCAATATGAGTGCAGCGGTACTTGTTGACGAGGGAAGTCAGGTGAAGGAGAAGCTGTTGGGCATTATGAGCAAGACAGGAACAGACGCTCAGGAGGCGGTTTTCGGCTCTAAGATCATTCCCATATTCAAGGGCTACCCATTCTTCTTTTCTCCTATTATTGACGGAACTACAAACCCGCGTATGGAGCTCGCCTTCCGCGAGCCCTCGAAGAGGATTACCAAGAAGAACAAGACGACCTCACGAGGTGAGGCTCTGGACACTATAATCAACTGGAAAAATACCACCAACAACGCATACGACGGAAGCAAGACCCATATGTTGTTTCTTGATGAGGCCGGTAAGTGGCTGAATCCTAACGACATAAGAGAGGTGTGGAGAATCCATAGGACCTGTCTTTTGGTTGGACGTAGGGTAATTGGGAAGGCGATGGTGGGCTCCACGGTAAACCCGCTTGATAAGGGCGGAAGGGAGTTTAGGAATTTGTACTACGACTCCGACCCCAACGACCGAAACGAGAACGGAAGGACCAAGAGCGGGCTTTATAAGATATTCATCCCGGCATACGATGCGATGGAGGGATTCTTCAGCCAGTACGGACTTCCTATTGTTGAAGACCCAGAGTCTCCAATGCTTACCGAGGACGGAACCCTTACCGAGATAGGTGCTAGGACGTTCTTAAAGAACGAGAGAAAGGGTCAGCAGAACAACAGCTACGAGCTCAACGAGATTATCCGTCAGTTCCCCTTCACCGAGGACGAGGCGTTCCGCGACTCGACCAAGAGTTCTCTGTTCAACATCCAGAAGATATACGAGCAGATACAACATAACGAGGAGCTTTACCCAAACCCAGTGGTCATCGGCAACTTTCAATGGAAAGACGGGAAGATGGACAGCGAGGTGATCTTCGCCCCCGACCCTAATGGGCGGTGGCGTGTGGCTTGGCTAGCACCTGCTGATATTCGAAATAAACGAAAGATTGAGAACAATAAAGCTGTTGCCCCCAATGGTGCATTCGGAGTTATGGGTGTTGACTCCTACGACCTTGACACTACCCTTGACTACAGGTCTTCAAAGGGTGCCTGCCACGTGTACAACAAGTTCTCGATGGAGCATCCTTCTAATATGTTTGTCGCGGAGTACGCTTCACGGCCTCCGCTTGCCAAGATATTCTACGAGGACATTCTTATGGCTGCCGTCTTCTATGGGTACCCTGTACTGATAGAGAACAACAAGTACGGCATCGCTAGATATTTTGAGTCAAGAGGGTACGACGAGTACCTTATGAACCGCCCTGCCCACCTTGCCTCTACTTCTTCAAAGATGAACGTAAAGACAAAGGGAATACCTTCCAACAGCCAAGATGTGATACAAGCTCACGCTCAGGCTATTGAGTCCTACATCCACGACCACGTAGGCCTCCACAACGAGACCGGCAAGTTCGGACGTATGTACCTAAACAGGACACTTGAGGACTGGATAAACTTTAAGATAGACGACAGGACAAAGTTTGACTTAACAATCAGCTCAGGGCTGGCGCTGCTTGCCGCCCAGAAGCAGGTCAAAGAAGTCAAAAAGACAAACTTCAATGAGAGGATATTCTTTAGAAAGGGTAAGGAAATTAGGCGATAAGTTAAGTTCGTACCTTTGTCCATAAACTCCGATAAATGGATCAATACTCTGTAAAAAGTAACTCATACGACTCTACGTTCCCAGACCCTTTTGCCTCACACGATGTAAAGGTGGGCAAGAGGTACGGTCTTCAGTACGCAAAGGCTATATACGGCCAGTGGGGAAGCGCCCAGTACGAGGGGTCTCTGTACAGCAAAAGATTCCGTGAGTTTGAAGTCTCTAGGGACTACGCCAACGGAACCCAAGATACATCCATCTACAAGCAGATACTTACCTCTCTTGACCCGAACAACGGTGATGGGTCCTTGGTAAACCTAGACTGGACACCAGTTCCTATCGTTCCCAAGTTCGTAAAGATTGTAGTCAACAAGATTCTGTCTTCTAAGTTCTACCCCAACATTGAAGCTGTTGATCCTTTGTCGCGCAGTGAGAAGGACTACGAGAAAAATAAGATGAAGATATTCATCGAGAACAAGGACATCCTAAAGGAGGCGAAGGACTCAGGACTTCGCACCGAGGTAGACCCAGACTCTCTTCCCGATACTGCTGAGGAGACCGAAATTTTCCTTGAGACTAACATCAAGACCGCTGCGGAGATTGCTGCCCAGATTGGCATTAATCTAACGCTAAGCTGGAATGACTTCGACGAGCGCATTTTTAGGCGCAATGTCGAAGACCTCGTCACCTGTGGTATTGCTGTCACCAAGCGCAGCAACGACCCCAACTACGGAATCGTTGAGGACTATGTAGACCCAGCATTCTTTATCCACAGCTTTACCTCTGACCCCAACTTTACGGATATAACCTACGCAGGCCACGTAAAGCGTATGAGCATCTCTGAACTTAAGCGCACAGCAGGCAACCAGTTCACCGAGGACGAGTACGAGAAGATGGCAAGGACGGTTATGAACCGCTTTGGCAATGACTCTAGCAGGCTGATGGGCTCTGGGTACGACCCAGGTATGGAGCGCTACTACTACGGATACGACGAGTACACCATTGAAGTACTTGACTTTGAGTTTATTAGCGTTGACAACATCATCTTTGAGAAGAAGGAGTCCCGTTTTGGAAACATTGGCTTCTACTACAAGGGCCACAAGTACAATGCCCCACAGCAGAGTGTGTATGATAGGGAGGCTGTCTATATGCAGAACCAGACGCTGTATGGTGGTAATTACATCCTAGGGACTGACTACATCTACGACTACGGGTTGAAGAAGAACATTCCTAAAAATGTTCACGACCTCACCCGAACCCGGATGAGCTACAGCATTGTGGCCACCAACATCCGCAAGTCTATCCCTAAGTCTATGGTCAGCGGCATCATCGGCTTTGCCGACCAGCTGCAGATCACCCACCTAAAGCTCCAGCAGTCTATCGCCAAGGCTAAGCCTGATGGATTGATTATCGACATCGAAGGACTTGAGAACGTACAGTTAGGGCGTGGCGGAGAGCTACAGCCTTTAGACCTTCAAGACATCTACGAGCAGACAGGTATCTTCTACTACCGCAGTAAGAACCCCGATGGTAGCTTCCAGAACCCACCGATCCGTCCCCTTGAGAACGGTATTAGGAACATCAACGAGCTCATCACCATCTACAACCACGCCCTGCGTATGATTCGTGATGCTACGGGCATCAACGAGGTTATGGACGGAACGAGTCCTAAGGGAGACCAGCTTGTTGGCGTACGCCAGCAGCAACTGGCGGCAGGCAACAATGCTCTTGGGGATATTAGCAATGCAGCGATTGTGCTGTACCGCAGGATCTGTGAGGACGTTGTGAAGTGTCTTCAGATACTTCCTCCTAAGTCTATCCTGTACAAGGCCTACGAGACGGCGATTGGCAGGGAGAATATGGCGGTGCTGTCGAGTTTCTCTAATCTGCCTATGTACAACTTCGGCGTTAGGGTCGTCGCTGATATGAACGAGATTGACCGTATGTACCTCGAGCAAAACATCCAGGCCTCTATTGCCCAGGGCGAGCTTGACATCGAGGATGCGATTGCTATCCGTCAGTTAAGGGACATCGACCAAGCCGAGAGGTTGCTTATTGTACGCCGTAAGAAGCGTATGAAGGTTCGGCAGGAGATGGCCCAGCAGAACTCTCAGTTCCAGGCTCAGGCCAACGCACAGGTCGCTCAGGTTACAAGCCAAGCTAAGATGCAGGAAGACCAGATGAAGGCCCAGCTTGATGCTCAGAAGATTCAGCTAGAGGCTGAGGCTAAGGCTCAGCTGCTACAGGTAGAGTACGGACTTAAGATGCAGTTGGCTCAGCTGCAAGGAGACTACGGAATCAAAGAGCAGCAGATAGAGTCGGGTGTACGCCAGACTGCCGATCAGGAGGCTGAGGACCGTAAGGACAACCGCATTAAGGAACAAGCAGTTGCGCAAAGCAAACTGATTGCCCAGCGCAAGGGAGACCGTGCGGAGTTAGAGAAGCAGGACCTCGAGGGTCAGGAGGATATTGTGGATATCATATTGAATCAATAACTATCTTTGTAGGGCATTAGCGTTGCTTTTTAACCTTTAAACTTTACACCATTGTGAGCTATTCAAACATTACCAACCCAGTAAACTACCAACTTCAAGCATTTGGTCAGAATGGTTTCCGAAACATTGCATCTGGATTCTCTCCCGTTAGTGGAGAGTTTTATCGTGCAGTAACGGTATTAAGCGATGCTGTTGTTACAGTAACTCCATCTTCTGGAGATAGCCTTAGCGCCATCACTCTTTTAGCTGGTACTACCATCTACGGGCTCTTCAGCGCTGTAAGCGTTAGCTCTGGTCGTGTACTTGCCTACATCGCCTAAGAGATGTTAGGAATCGGTCTTGGAGTCAATTTAGCGAACTTTGCCGCTGGTCTTTACCGCGGCGCAGCCCAGCTGTTTGTAATAAACTACACTCAGTATGTGGTCGCGGATAACGATGGTATTGTCGAGGGAACTTCTTGCCTTACGGCTGATATGTTTGAGCTTGGCATCCGCAATATGGCGGACTATGTGAACTTTATTTTTGAGCGTTGGAGTGATGACGGGGCCACTATTGAGGGTCAAGATTGCTTTAGTGCAGCGGTATACAAACTAAATTCTTAAGAGAGATGTCTTCATTTTACTCAGACGCTTCATTGGTAATGATCCCCTCGGGGTACAAGAACGCAAAGGTCTACTGTGCGGTGCCAACGGACGGGCTAGGAGATTTGACCTTTACCCGTGCCTCAAGCGCCACCCGAGTGGCTTCAAACGGCCTTATTGAGAAGGTGCGGACTAATCTTTGTTTACAATCAAATGGTTTTAATACTGCATCTTGGACAGTGAGTTCGGCAACCGTCACAAGTGGGCAAGCTGGGTATGATGGTACGAACAACGCTTATGAACTTACATCTACAGTAAATGGCGGTAATATTTTTCAAACCAACACGCAAAGCGGGGTACAAACCTATAGCGTATATGCAAAAGGAAGCGTATCTAACGGCATACGACTCTTTGCTCCCGGTACTGTAAATTGTTCTGCATATTTTAATCTAAATCTTGGCACTGTTGGCACAATTACTGGAGGCGCAACTGCTAAAATTGATTCTGTCGGTAACGGTTGGTTCCGTTGTTCAATTTCATTTGACCAAACAAATCTAACTTTGCGTTTTTACCCAACTAACAACGCAAACGCTCAAGCTGCTGGAACGATTTTTATTCAAAACTCCCAACTTGAAACGGGCGACATAGCAACCGACTACATCCCCACCACCACCACCGCAGTAAGCGTTGGCCCCGTAAGCGGTTTACCCCGTTTGGACTACCTTAATAGCACTTGCCCTAAACTTCTCTTGGAACCTCAGCGGACGAACTTGGTTACGTTCTCGGAGCAGTTTAACAATGCCGCTTGGACAACGCAGGAAGTAAATGTCACGGCTAACGCAGCGATAGCACCCGATGGCACGCAGTCAGCGGATAATATCGTGCCAACTGCAATAAGTGGCACACACCAAATTTTTAGCAGCGCTTTAGTTTCCTCATCGCAATGCGCAATGAGTGTTTTTGCAAAAGCAAACGGGTACACCACGTTTCATATGCTTGATAGGGCAAGCGGTTCAAATGGCGCTGTATTTAATTTAGCAAACGGGACCGTTACAAACGCAGGAAGTGGAACGGGTACAATTACCGCAATGGGGAACGGATGGTACCGATGCACTGCCGTTGCAACCACTACGGGCGTTCGTTTTTACGTTCCAACCTCAGCAAGTAATTTTACTGGCGATGGTACAAGTGGTGTTCTTTTATGGGGCGCACAAGTTGAAGCGGGAGCCTACGCCAGCTCGTACATCCCCACGCTTGCAGCATCAGTTACAAGGGTTGCGGAGCTTGCTCAAAAGCCTTCAGCTTCTGCCTTGATTGGAACTACAAGCGGAACGGCTTATATGTCGTTTGTAATGGATTCGGACACCTCTGCTGATGTAACTACTTTATTGGGGTTGCATTTTTCAACCTCTATATCAAATAGAATACAATTATACTCAAGATTTGGCGTTGTAAGTCTATTGGTTGTTGCGGGCGGCACCATTATATCAAATGTTACTCTGTATGATGCTGCTCCAAATCAGCTTGTAAATGTTGCGTTTACTTACGGCCCCGCTGGCGTTCGTGCTTACGTCAATGGAACACAAGTTTACAATACTGCTACGGCAATATCGTTTACCGAAACCTTGAATCTTTACACTATTTGCAACCGAAGCGGAATTGATGATCTTGGCAAAGGCCAACGAATTGCCCAAAGTTTATTGTTTAAAGACCGAGTTTTAACCAATGCCCAACTGGCAGAATTAACCACCTTATGAAATTCTTAAAATACGAATTCACGCCTACCCAATGTTTCACTTCGTTCAACACCGAAGCTACGCTTCTTATGGGGCTACGGCAAAAATAATTAACAAGCTATGAGTACCTACGATGATGCCTCTTTAGTTCTTGTCCCTTCGGGGTACAAGAATGGTATTGTATTTAGCCAGAAGCCAATGGATGCTAATGGCCAGCTGACCTTTACAAGGGCCTCAAGTGCTACCCGTGTGCAGAGTGACGGGCTAATTGAAAAGGTGCGGACTAATTTGTTGCTTCAATCAGTTTGGCCAAACATTGGAACGGGCGTTGCGCCTACCTCGTGGGCAGCAAGTACTACTAACTTTTCCGCAGGGCCGTTGGCTGGTCAACTTTTATGCAATACAAGTGCAAGTCGTGGGTTTATTACTCAATCCGTTTCATTAACTGCTGGGCAATATGCCTTAAGTGTGTTTGTGGACTCCGTTACTACTAGCGGCCAAATCAATCAAATGATTTCAATTTTTGGCGCAACTAGTTTAAAATACTACGAAGATGGAATAGAAGTAAGTGGAACCGCAAGCATAGTTGCTGGCAAGCGATATGCGGTAGTTGGAACTGTTACTACGGGTTCTTTTAGTATGCGGATTGGCAGTGGAGTAGATGCCAATGCTACGAATAACTTTGTTATTTCACGCCCTCAATTAGAGGTTTCAGACTTCGGAGCAACAGACTACATCCCCACCACCACCACCGCAGTAAGCGTTGGCCCAGTGAGCGGTTTACCCCGTTTGGATTATTTGGGGTCTACTTGCCCTCGCTTGTTGCTGGAGCCGCAGCGGACGAACTTTCTGCTCAACAATTTGAGTATAATTGGCAATACAACCAGCGGACAAGCTACGCCTATAGTTAGCCCCGATGGTTACGAAAATGGCCGTTTGCCAATTCCAAGCTCAACGGCAAGCCGCTTCGAGTTTATTTTCGCTGGCGGAACATTTGCCAGTGGTACAGTACTTACCTATTCTTGGTTTGTTAAAACAGTAAGCACGCCAGCCAGCCCTTCGCCAACTACGGGCCAGCTCACGCAATTCACCGCAAGCGTAAACGCAACGGCTGGAACGCCTACTAAAATGGCAGACTACGGCAATGGATGGGAGCGTTGGTCTATTACTTATACGGTTGTTAATGGTGCGGTAAATAGTACGTTACGAGCTTATTACGGTGGAGTTATTGGCATTGGCAATAGTTCAGTAGCGTACTACGGGCATCAAGTTGAGCAAGGCACCTACGCAACTTCGCTCATCATTAATCAATCGGCAGCGGTGACCCGTGTGGCGGATGCTGCTTCAAAGACGGGCATTAGCTCTTTGATTGGGCAGACGGAGGGGGCTTTTTACGCTGAGTGGGAAGTTACGCAAGCCGATGGCGGAGTATACGAAATTAGTTTGAGCGATGGAAGTGCAAGCAATGCCGTGCGCCTTCGTCAAAATTCCTCAAATACGATGCAATTGGTTGTCGCTTCTTCGGGTGCTGTTGTTGCCTCTATTTCAAGCGGAACCACAATTGTAGTCGGTCAGCGATACAAACTTGCGGCAGCATACAAACTAAACGATTTCGTTTTTTACTTAAACGGAACGCAAGTAGGTAGCGATTCTTCGGGAGCAGTTCCAGCAACTTTGACTAGCATTGGTACAAGTCGTGGAGATGGAAACTTTCCTTTTTACGGAGAACTTAACCAAGCCCTAATATTCAAGACTCGTTTAGACAACGCAACACTTCAGTCATTAACCACTTTATAATCAATAACAACAACAGCTATGAAGTTTTATAAGTACGAATTCCCCACCCAAGCATCTTGGGAATCAGCCAAAGCAACAATCTCCACCACAGACGAAGAAGGCAACACCTCTTACAACAGCGAAATCGTAGTAGCTGTCCACGAGATTGGTAACATCTGCCTCGCCACCAACCCAGAGACGGGTGAGTGTACCGACCTCTCCACAGAGTGGGCGGTAGACATCCTATGGCAGGACCTAGAGCCTGTAGACTTCGTTGCCTACAAAGTGTGGCCAGTTCCGGGAGCTTACGCCCACGTGTTTAGCGGATGGGATGCCTTCTACGCTACCGAGTACTGCGTTGCTAACCCAACTGCTGCCTACTGTATTCTACCTCCAGTTGCTCCGACCTTAGAGTAACATTCGTATCTTTATATACGTTATAGGGGCCTATTGTGCCCCTTTGGCGTTTTGTACCTTTGCAATCGTATGGCAGCAAATCAAGTAGACTTTAAGATCCTTCCGAGCGATCAATTTAGCGTATATAGTCCCCAGACCCGAAGCGACAAGGTAATCACCTATTTTACTTTGCTGTCTAAGCTTCGTGGAGACATCCTATCGGTTGGACAAGACGACGACCCAAACGATATTGTCTCAGCGTTCTACAGCAGCGTAGGGGGAACTCAGACCCTCCACCTTGTAAAGGCGGATGGGTCAGAGATTACGGCATCTACACCAGAGCAGATTATATCGGGAACCGTAAACTTCGTATCTAAGTTTACCACGGCAAACGATATCGGGGACTCTCAAATATTTGACAACGGAACCAACGTAGGTATCGGTACCACCTCAATGACCCACAAGCTTCAGCTTGGCACTGGTGGGGTCTTCGCTGATTACTATCAGCTAGACACCACCTACTCTAACGGATTCGTTATAGGGGCAATCAGCTGGGACATAGACAACGGAACCGCAGACATCGGCCTAAGTTCGAACCTTAAGCTAAAGATTGGCCAGGACGACACTTGGTACGTAAAGAATCAAAGTGGCTCTACCATCACCAAAGGAACGGTTGTCTACGCAAGTGGAACGCTTGGAGCTTCGGGGCGTATAACAATCGCCCCGATGATTGCAAACGGAACTATCCCATCACGTTTTCTTTTAGGCATTGTAGCAGAGAATATCCTCAACGGAGCGGACGGGTACGTAATATCAAAGGGAAAGATTCGTCAGATAAACACTAATGCATTCAACGATGGGGATGTGCTTTGGCTTAGCCCTACGGTTGCTGGAGCTCTTACGGTAACAGAGCCTACGGCGCCAAACCTTAAGCTAGCCATTGCCTTTGTGGTCCACAAGGCCACAAACGGAATCCTTGCGGTCCGTGCGACAGAGGGGGTTAGGATTGCTGACGCATCAGACGTAGAATACGCTGGTGCAGCCGACAATAGCTTCCTTGTCTACAATAGCGCCACAGGGGTGTGGGAGGACGAGGCTGTTAGCATCTTCAAGACTATTGCTGTTGCTGGTCAGAGTAGTGTCGTTGCAGACACCTATACCGATACGCTCACCCTTGCCGCAGGCACTGGCGTCACCATCACCACCAACGCGGGTACCGATACCATCACCATCTCAGCGCCAGGAGCAACGGGAGGTACGGTAACGTCAATCAACATTACCGCAGGACCAAAGATTCTATCTAGCGGAGGCCCAATCACTACAAGTGGTTCCATCACCGTATCCCACGAGGGGGCAACAGCATCCGACATCGCCACGATGACGGACTTCTTAAACTATGTGACGGCAAATGGTGGCGTTGTGGAAGCCATAGGTCCCGTCTCCGAGGTTATCGCCACGCTGACGGGCTACGAGCCTGCCACCACCACTTCGAACACAGGAGGGACGGTAATTCAGAATATGTCTATCGATGACTACGGTCACGTGATGGGCATAAGCTCCACCACCCTTGACAGCGACGACATCATAGAAGGTTCAACGAACCTATACTTTACCAATGCTAGGGCTCGTGCTGCTATCTCAACAACAGCAACTGGTCTTACCTACACCAGCGCTACGGGTGTGCTGTCTCTGACGGCTGGTTATATAATACCAACAACCACCCAAGAGACAAACTGGACTGCGGCATACAATGACAAGATCAATTCGGCATCGTTTAACACCACAAATGGCGTTATAACTCTCACCCAGCAAGACGCCGGTACGGTAACGGTAGACATCGATGGACGTTTTATCAACCTCGACGAAAAGGCTGCGGTAAACGGAGTGGCTACGCTAGACGCTGGTGGAAAGGTACCAACATCACAGCTTCCGGGAGGTCTTCTTATTTACAAGGGTACGTGGGATGCGTCAACCAACACGCCAACACTTGCCAACGGGACGGGTAGTGCTGGAGACACCTACCTCTGTAACGTTGCGGGTACGGTAAACTTTGGCGCTGGCAACATTACGTTTAGTGTTGGTGACCTTGCCATCTACAGCGGAACAATATGGGAACGCTCTGGTTCTGCGTCAGACGTAACATCTGTTAACGGATTTCAGGGCGCCGTTGTCCTTGACCTTGACGACATCAACGACGTTGACATCACCTCCATTGCCGACAGGCAGTTTGTGGTTTACGACAACACTAGCTCCACGTGGAAGAATCGTTTGCTCAGCTACTTTACCACTGACGAAATCACAGAGGGGGCAACCAATCTGTTCTTCACCACCGCTAGGGCACAGGCAGCCATTAACGCCTTCTCTAGCATTGCGGTATCTGGACAGAGTAACGTTGTAGCTGACGTCTACAACGATACGCTTACATTTGCAACCAGCGGTACTGGATTCACAATAACTACAGATGCCTCTACCGATACAATCACCCTTACCAATACGCTTCCCGACCAGACTGTTGTCTTAACGGCAGGCAGCGGTATTGGAGTCACTGGAACATATCCCACCTTTACCATTGATAACACATCTCCATCTAGTGGTGGAACGGTAACGTCTATAAGCACAACTGCTCCAATAACGGGAGGCACAATTACTACTACTGGAACCATTGGCATAACTCAATCTAGTGGTGGCGCAGATGGTTACCTAAGTTCAGTAGACTGGACTACGTTCAACAGCAAGGAGCCAGCGCTAACAAAGGGTAACCTTACAGAGACAACATCTTCTATTCTTACTATTGCCGGAGGAACAAATGCTGTAATCGGCTCCGGTACAACGATAGCGGTATCTCAGGCCACTACATCAACAAGTGGATACCTAAGTTCAACTGACTGGAATACTTTTAACGCAAAAGAACCAGTCCTCACAAAGGGAAACCTTACTGAGGCTACGTCAGCCATACTAACAATAACTGGAGGCACTGGATCTGTAATTGGTTCTGGAACAACGATAGCTGTTTCTCAGGCTACTGGTTCATCAAGTGGTTACTTAAGTTCTACCGACTGGACTACATTTAACAACAAAGCATCAGACTCATTTAAGACTATAGCTGTAACTGGACAGAGCAACGTTGTTGCGGACTCAAATTCAGACACGCTAACTCTTGCTGGCGCTGGAGGTGTTACAATAACTACGGACGCATCTACTGACACGATAACTATATCTTCTACATCTGGAACGGTAACCAGCGTTGCCATTGCGGACGGAGGAGGCCTTAATATCACTGGAAGCCCTATCACCTCTAGCGGAACTATTACGATTGAGAATACCGACAGAGGCTCTGGCCAGAACATCTTTAAGAACTTTGCTGTCACTGGAAGTGCTACGGTTGTTGCTGACAATAATGATGATACTGTTACATTTGAAGCTGGCACTGGAATTACCCTTACGAGCAACTCATCGTCGGATACCATAACCATAACCAACAGCGCACCATCTTCAGGAGGTACTGTTACAAGCGTTGCAGCTTTAACTATAGGAACTACAGGAACGGACTTGTCGAGTACCGTTGCAGACGGTACAACGACTCCAGTAATTACCCTACAGGTTCCAACAGCTAGCGCCACCAATAGGGGGGCTCTGTCTTCTACGGATTGGACTACTTTTAACAACAAACAAAACGCTTTAACTAATCCTGTTACTGGAACTGGTACTACGAACTATGTTGCTAAATTCACAGCTGGTTCAACCATTGGGGACTCACAGATATTTGACAATGGGACAAATGTAGGTATTGGCGAACCAACACCTACAGCAAAACTTCACGTTAATGGTGGAGCCAAGTTTGCTGGAGACATAAACCTAGGCTACGGTTCGGCAAGTGAGTACCAAGTAACGATTGGTCAAGGACGTACTGGCGATGGATTCGCTTATGTTGACTTAGTTGGTGACACTACTTACAGCGACTATGGATTAAGAATAATTCGCGGAAACGGCGGCGCGAACACAACAAGTACCATCGTATCTAGAGGCAATGGTGAGTTTCAGATTAAAACTGAGGAAAGTGCTCCGATTGTGTTTTACACCTCTGCTACTGACAGAGGTCGCATTACTGGTGCTGGAAATTTTGGTATTAACGAAGCAAATCCAACTCAAAAGCTCCACATATCTGGAAACTTGCGAGTTACTGGGGCTTACTATGATTCATCAAACAGCGCTGGGTCAAGCGCTCAAGTACTGTCATCTACCGGAAGTGGAACTCAGTGGGTTAATGCAAATGCAGGAACAGTTACTAGTGTCGACCTAACAGCTGGCACTGGGATTACAGTTAGTGGTGGACCTATTACGTCTAGCGGTTCCATTACCGTTACCAACGACGAT